CGTCGATTTCTCAAATCTAGAGTTCACGCTTCCTGTCTCACCCACCTAGGGATGAAGGCGTTTCGCTTTCTAACAGGGTAGGGTTCGGCAGATATCCATATTTAAGGATCACAAAGAAGACTTAGCGGCATTTCTATCCCATTGGAATGTTTCCAGTGTCCATAGGGCCCTTTTCTTGTTTGTTCCTTTTTATATCAAAGCTAGGAGTAATGGGCTCCGGAGTTACTCAAGTAAGAGCACCTCCATCATAACCAACTACCCATCAACACGTTCCTTGTCCAACCGCAGCTGAACAAGTACCACAGAGATTCGCATTCGCTGAGAACGGTATCAACGATACTAACTCTTAGTGTGACACCCTGACTTCCAGGCAGATACGTTCTGGCTACGGACTACTCCTTTTATTTAAGAGGAGGTCTTTAACTTATTAGAATTAATTGTTTCCTGTCTAAACAGGGAGTGATTAACCTCCAAGAAGAGGCTGCTAACGGGCATCACCCTAGGTGCCCGGGTCAAACCCCCAAGTGTTACCTTGAGTTCTATGAACCACAGGTTCTCGCGTTCTTATGTGAGTGCGATCTCCTCCAAAGTTCCCGCTTATCTATTAGTGATCTCCCTTTAGTCTCCTAAAGGTCTATCTGATAGCTTCTGGCTAACGTACCAGCGCTCCATGGATGACACCTTGCAATCTGTTCCAAAGCCTCACGGCAGAAGAACGGATTCTTACTGAACGTTTCCTTTCTATCTTTTCAGATCGATCGGGTCGGTGGAGTAAGTCTACTGACAACGGTAAAGATGCCAGGCTCTCGTTTAACCGAGTTAGCGAGGTGTAAATCTCGTCAAGGGAGAAATTCCCTGCCAGTGGGTCTCCGTCTTTCCATAGGTAAGAATCCCCTATTAGCTCACAAATTTCTTTGTAAACGTTATGTACGAATGGTGACCAAATCGTAGTGTTTAGGAAGTTCTGATATTCAGGACAACCATCCATCCGAAGAAAATCGGGAGTGGACATAACATCACTGTCGAATTTTACTTCGACACTGCCATCGTCCTTTTTGAGGACTTTGATAGGATTTCGGTTCATCCGTAAATACTCCATCCGGGAGCTTATCGCTCTTTCTATCCGGGCTAATAGAGATTGACGCACTGCATCCAGTACGACTGGGTCATCCCTCTCACGAAGGACACCTTGCCGTGTGGGACCCAATTGGGTAATCCACTGTGTAAAGGTCTCCATACCAAATACACTTCCTGGTCGAGTTAGCAGAAGCATCATTCCTTTTATATAGGGACGTTGCAACGCGAAGCCAGCGCTTAACTGACTCCGAGCTTTCCGCCCGTAACCCAGTACTCGAGTGATCCTAACTAAGGCCTCGAAAGGCCCCCGAACGTTCGTGTTCAGCAAGAGTCCCTCAAATGCGTCAGCACTTGTATAACAAGCACCTATATGTTTAAGGGATATTCCCGTTAGGTCAACAAGGGAGCCATTTGAGGTTACCCTCCAAGTTCGTTTTGCGAACTCAATGACCCCATTCCGTGAAATAATACTCTTCGCTAAACCAACTTCAACTCCCAAGGCTCGGAGCAGAGCTAAGTATAGCTGAGCTACTTTTGCATCAGCAATCACTATATCATCCCCTAAAAGAGCGTACAGAGTGAACCACTCTAAGCGTTGTGTTGCTTGAAATGCGGCAAATTGCACTAGGAAATGATGACCTAGACTAAAGACAGCCCAATGTCCGTAGGCGCCCATTGGTTGACCCGCGCGATAGCGTACTAGTCGCGGAGTTCCTCTCGGAACACGCTGTTTCTCGGAAATTCTTCCGGGAACGATGAATTCACGAGCATTTAAGAATGCCCGCCATCCTTTAGCCACCTCTGTGTTAATAATAAACGCCAGAAGCACCTGAAGAATTGTTGCTGGGAATCGATCTGTTGCGGCCGAAAGGTCGTAACAGTAATAGGGTTTACACCCTAATTCAGCT